TTATCTTGTTAAAGCATTAGGTGAGTATCAAGAAAAGCATAGTGTACCAGGAGAAAAGACCCAAGGACCATGGCTCACGAAGTTTAGTCCAATAAGATTTAACAGATATAATGTTGGCACTATGATGAGAGAACACTATGATCACATACACAGCATATTTGATGGTAAGATGAAAGGGGTACCGCTAGTCTCTATTGTAGCCAACTTAAATGAAGACTATGAAGGCTCTGAATTCTATTGCAGAGGAGAGAAAATTAAGTTAAAAACGGGTGATATACTATTGTTTCCATCTAATTTTATGTATCCACATGAGGTTAAAGAAACAACAAAAGGTACCCGATACTCGTTTGTAAGCTGGGCCTTTTAATATATAATGAGGTTATATGTTACAAAAAATAGGTTTTCAGCCAGGGATAAACAAACAGATTACTCCTACAGGAGCAGAAGGTCAATGGACTGACTGTGATAATGTACGATTTAGATATGGTACTCCTGAAAAAATAGGCGGTTGGAAACAACTGGGAGACGATGCTTTGACTGGAGCTGGTAGAGGTCTTCATCATTTTGTAAATAGTCTATCTAGAAAATACGCAATTATTGGTACAAACAGAATTTTATATGCATTTTCGGGTGGTGTATATTATGACATACATCCTATCAAATCTACATCAACGCTTACAAGTGCATTTAGCACGACTAATGGATCCCCAACTGTTACAATAACATTTAGTAGTGATCATGGTATATCTGCACAAGATATAGTATTACTAGATAGTTTTTCATCTATCACTAACTCTGATTTTGCAGCTGCAGATTTTAACGATAAAAAATTTATGGTGACATCGGTGCCTACAAGTTCAACACTTACAGTTACAATGCCATCAAATGAGTCTGGATCTGGTGCTACTACATCGGGTGGTATTAGAGTTCAACACTATTATCCAGTAGGACCAGCAGTACAAGCAAAAGGTTTTGGTTGGTCATTAGGATCATGGGGTGGTGAGGTATCTGGTGAACCTGCAACTACTTTACAAAATGGTATTAATAGTTCTGTAACCACAGGTATTATATTAGTTGACTCATCACAGTTTCCAACAGCAGGTACAAATTTTATAATTATAGGTAGCGAAGAAATATCTTATACAGGTATCGCAGCTACGGGTGAACTTACAGGTGTTACAAGAGAAGTAGCAGGAACAACTGCAGCAGCTCATAGTGGTGGTGCAACAATTACAAGTTCTACAAATTTTGTAGCATGGGGTGAAGCTGCATCAGGAGATTTAGTTCTTGAACCTGGTATGTGGTCATTAGATAATTTTGGAGATAAAGCTATTTGTTTAATTCATGACAGTGCTGTGTTTGAATGGAACTCTGCAGCAACAGATGCAACATCAAATAGAGCAACTATCATATCTGGTGCACCAACAGCATCACGTCACATGTTAGTATCTACACCTGATAGACACTTAGTATTTTTTGGAACAGAAACAACTATTGGAACACCAACAACACAAGATGATATGTTTGTAAGATTTTCGGATCAAGAAGATATAAATACATATACACCTACAGCAACCAATACAGCTGGTACACAAAGACTGGCCGACGGATCACAGATCAGAGGAGCAATCAGAGGTCGTGATGCAATTTATGTTTGGACTGATACAGCTTTATTTACACAACGTTTTGTTGGTCAACCATTTACATTTGCCTTTGCACAGGTTGGAACTAACTGTGGACTTGTTGGACAAAATGCATGTGTCGAAGTTGATGGTGCTGCATATTGGATGTCAGAAAATGGTTTTTTTAGATATGCTGGTAAATTAGAATCATTACCTTGTTTAGTAGAAGACCACGTTTATGACGATATAAATTTAGAATCTGGTAATCAAATGGTGTCTGCTGGATTAAATAATTTGTTTGGTGAAGTAATGTGGTTTTATCCAACAGCTTCATCATCAGTTGTAAATAGAATGGTTGCATATAACTATTTTGATTCATCACCACAAAGACCTGTATGGACAAACGGAACATTGGCTAGAACTATGTGGCAAGATTCTGCTGTATTTGGTAATCCACATGCAACAGAATACGATGCAGCTACTGATACATCTTTTGATGTTGTTGGAAACACAGATGGTAGAACAATATATTATCAACATGAAACAGGGACTGATCAAGTACAAGGCGGTTCAACTACAGCTATTGTTGCAAGCATTGAATCAGGTGACTTTGATATTACTCAAAGAATAGTAGGTAACCAACAAACAGGAATAGCTGATACTAGAGGAGATGGTGAGTATCTTATGAAGATTAGAAGATTTGTACCTGACTTTATATCACAGACTGGATCAACAAGAATTACATTTAATTTACGTGATTTTCCTAATGATTCACAATCAGGCTCTCCATTAGGCCCATTTGATATAACATCTAGCACAAAAAAAATAGATACAAGAGCGCGTGCACGTGCTATAGCTTTAAAGATATCTAATACAACAACTAATCAAAGTTGGAAATTAGGTACGTTTAGATTAGATATACAACCAGACGGAAGACGATAATGATAGATAAAAATTTATACAAAGATAAAAAATTAACTAAGGCTCAACAAAAAAAAATTAAACCTGCTAATCAAGGAGGTGGCCCTAACTACCTTGGTAAACAAAAAACAGTTACTGTTCCTAAAAAATGGTTATCTTCTCCAGATCACGTTGTAGCTGAACTAGCTTATATTACTCCAAGAGAACAAAAAATATTATTAGATGCAAATATTTATGGATCATTAAAGGGTAAACCAAATAAAGGACCTGGTGGTATTATGTCATTACAAGGTGATCTTGGTGGTTATGATGCAAGTCCAGGTGGACCAGATTCTGGAGGGCCTGGAGGAAATAGAGTTGGTCAAGGAGATAAAAATAAACAAAGAGTTCAAGATATTTTAAGAGGTAATGTTACTACAGGTCAAACAGTTGCAGTAAGTGATAGAACAAGACGTAATGCCATGCCTGAATATGTAAACACACCAGGAGGTATGAAATATGTAGGTTCTGCAAAAAAATTTGTAGGTAAAAGTTTGTTTAATCCAAGTGGTTATAGAAATGTAGTTGGAACTCAAGGTATATTAGATAGGTTATTAGGTAAACAAAATATTAAAACAAGAGGAACTCCTGGTACACCAGGATTTGAATATTATAGTGAAGACGAAGATACGGGTCAAGCTAAATCAGGAATAGGAGGAAGAGTTCTTGGAGGACTTTTAAGTTTATTAACAGGTATACCTGTTGTAGGTTCAGCGATAGGTTCAGCAATAGATAAATATAAACCTAAAAGCATGTATGATGATATGTCTGAATTTAGAAATTTACAATTAATAGATGGAGAATTAGTTGATACCAGAAATATTGAATCAAAAAATATTCCAATTGGTTCCAACGTTGGTATGGATAGTTTAGCTTTACAAAAATTTTATGATGAACAACAAAAACCAACACAGACAATTGAATTTGATTCATCTGGTATGGGAAGTCCTATAACTTTTAGTCCTAGCTTAGATTTTGACATAAGTAAAGATGATGTTTTAAATAATGCACTTATATCTAAAGATGGTTTAAGTATATATGATGGATCATAATGGCAAAAATTGTACAGGTAATAACTAGACCAGCAAGAGAATACGATGTGCAAACAGCAGAAGCACAAGTTAGAGATCTTGATGCAATTGTTGAAAAATTAAATTCAACGTTTCAAGAAGAATTAAAGGATGAGATTGAAGCGTTTAACTTTTTTGTAAACTAATGGCTAATCAATATAAATTTGTAGGTACAGATAATAGCACATCAGGAAGTGCAATAAATCCTTTTGGCACAGGCAATCCTCTTGTTAGTGAAACCTATGTAATTAAATCTATATTAGTTACATCAGCAGGCACACCTAGTGTTACTGTTACAAACAACAGTATTACAGCTATAAAATCAGCAGCATTAACAGCAAATGTTACAACAGAATTACTTACTCAACCTTTGGTGGTTGAAGGTGG